CCCAGTTGATATAACGTGACGGTATATCAGGTGATGATACCGCACCAACTGGATTTTCTTGATTATCAGAAGGAGTTTGTGCTGGGTTTAACCCAACAACCCCCAAGATAAGAGCAACTGCAAGCAAGACCCATGAAAGTGTTTTCTCCATACTAGCCTCCAAGCAAGTTATTCTTATAAGTTAATTTCTGATTTTGTCCGTCACTGAAACCCTGAAATTTCCCGATACTTGATGGGTCATTTGCAAGACCTTCAAGTTGTTTCAAGAGAACTTCCTTTTTCTTAGCCCATTTCTCGGGATTCTTGTAAGCATACGCATTGAGAACTTTTGCATAAGTCTCTTGCGCTTCATTAGCCCACTTCCCGCTATTTGGCTCAAGAACAAGAGGCAACTCTTTAGGTCTGAGTACCTGTGGGTCTTTAACTGTAAAGCCAACGTCTTTTACGTCTACTTGTACATCTTCCTGTTCTTTATCCTTTTTAGCCATTTGTTTCTAAGTTATCTGATTCGGCAGGTTTTGAGAGAGGCAACCGACTGGGGAAACCTCCCTCAAGACCCGCCGAAGCAGGTCTAGTAATTAAGCAAGTGTAATGTCGACAGTGAGTCCCGCGTTCTGCGCCCACAGTTTGAAACCGACAAGTCCGAAGACAACGATTTCTTTTCCTGTTTTGCCAGTAACTGGTTTCTCTTCATACTGCATACCGCGAGGTGATGCGTATGTTGCTGCACCCTTAACACCGAATACACGGTGTCCAGAGTTCGTAATGGTTGTAGTACCGAGAGTTGCTGATACGAACGTACCAGAGCGAACCACGAAGATATCTACTCCCATCCATGAACCTACTTTTCCGTTGTTCAATACAGCATCCGCCAAATTGAAACCATTGGTTGCACCAGCAACCATAAGTCCTGGAAGGTCTGTGTTTTCTATAACAACGTACAATCCTGGACCAGACTGATAGTCTGTCTGGTATCCCGCAACCTTTGAAACAAGGTTACCGAAGATTTCGTTGATGTTACCCGATGTCGTGAATCCACCTGCTGGTGTAGTGTATGCACCAGTAGCGTCTTCACAGAGGTTGTTAAGCACGAACTTGTCGATACCAAACGCAACTGCGTACATCATGTTGTCGATACGCGCAGCCGCAATATCGAATACAGCAAAGAACTCTTCATGTGCAAAGACGTGTTCTGAAAAGATAACTTCATCAGTTACGGTCAAAGCATCATCGGTTACCGTCCATGCGGTTACTGAATACGTACCAGCAACTGCTTGAATAGTCGCCGTTGGCTGATTGCCATAAGGATTCTGGATTCTTTTTTGGTCTGAATTGTCTACTTTGCAGATTTTCTCTGAAACTAGAGCATTTCGGAGAACAATATCATACTGTGATTTGAAGTACTTATCTCTTTCTCCGTAAGTTGACTGAGTGTTCATTAGGGGTAAAGGTTATTACTAACCAGTCGGTTACCCCAGTCGGTTTAGTTCTTCGTTTTTCCCCGTCTAGCCCAGAAGAGAGCTTCTGCTTCTTCGGAACCTTGTGCGGGGATATCCCCTTTCTTTGCCCGTTCAAGTAACTCCGTTGGAGATGCTCGTTTAACGGCAGAGCGATTCGGTCTTACGTTATTAGCGTCAGCCGTCTTTCTCTGTTCAGCGCGTGAAGCAAGGATAGGCTTAAAGAACTCGTGCGCTTGTTTTATTGATATATTTTTGAGTTTGGCATAGTCGAGAACATCGTCTAGGTCATCCTCATGTATATCAGCTTTGCTAATGTAAAGAACATCTTTAGTGTCGAGTCCTGACGTTTCTGGTGCTTTAGACTCTTTGGGAGCTTTTTCAGCTTTCTCAGCACGTGTTTTATAGTTTGAGGCTAGTTCGCCGTTTTTATTTGCTTCGGCTTCTATCCTTTCATACTCTGACTCGATTAACTCTGACTTCTTCGAGGCTATTGCCTGTTGCTTTTCTTCATCAGAAAGGCTTGCGATAGATTCCTGAAAGCCAGCATCAGCATCTATCTTTTCTTGAATTAAGGTATCAAGTTTCCCCATATATATATTTAGGCTGTTTTGTAGGTGTTACGCCTCACCAATTAAGAACATTATAACAAGTTTATCTATGTCAAGTTAGTTATTCCACAGAGTCTTTCATCCTTCTCTTTTCAACCTCCTCTTCAGTTTTAGTCGCGGTGTTCGCAATCAATTTTAACGTTAGGAGTTGCATTTCTATATGTCTGATGTACTGATTCCTTGCAAGTAATACAATACCAAGTTCATCCTGTGGGTGTTGTAGCGGGTTGTACGATATATCAATCGGCGGTTCTGTTTCATCTACAAGTCTTTTAAGTCCCTCTCTTGTGTAGTCTACCGCAATACGCTTATATTCGATTGCCTGTTTTATGGAATTTGGGTTTTGTCCAAAGACCATTTGTTCAGCCCCGAGCCATATGTCCTGTACTTCACCTATAGCTGTGTTCTTGCTAATTGTCGGTACAAAACGTCTGTAGAATATAGATAAAAGCTCCTCATTCTTAAACGTTTCAGTAACAAGTTTGCGTTCTTCTGCGGTCACTTCAAGACCAAAAAAGATTGCTCGTATTGCTTGCAACAACCCCTCATTATCCTTAAAAAAGGACTGCAAAAGTGCACGTTCCTTTTCGGAAACGGAGAGAGCAGTCGGTTTGTCTATCATGCGTTCTGTTGATTAGGTACGCCTAATTGCGTATCTTGATTTGGTAATGCACCAACGGGACTCGGAGCAACTGGCTGAATCTTAGGTGCTGGAATAGATGCGTACTCCAAGGGAGACATCGCCCCAGTCATTTCTAATATTCTACCAACGATTGCCTGAGCCTTAGTGTTCTGGTCAAAGCCTGGCGTTACGACCAAACGCAAAGCTGTATTAAGGGTCGTCAGTGCTTCAGTAATGTTATGCTCTTCTCCCGTTACATCAACTTCAAGTTCCCATTCCAAATCTTTTAGTTGTTCTTTCCATGTCTTATCAGATATTTCTGATGGTTTAAAGAAGCGTTCGCTACCCATAGCTGATATTTCACCCTGTATGTCTGCGCCAATTTTTGTCTCGTTCTGTTGTAGAGATTCTGGAGTAATCGTTGGATTGCCGTTAGGGTCGAACAAATCTTGTTTAAAAATCTTGTCCATTATGTATTTAGACTGTCGCTTTGATGTCTCCGCTTTTAGATACTTTGCATCAACCCTATCAATCTCATTCTTTGTAAGAAGAGCAACTATTTCGTCACTATTATTCAACATCTTCTTTTTAAAGTACGGTAGGATTCTAGTCCTCAACATAAATTCAAATTCAAGCCCAGCATTTTCTCTGAATAGCTCAAATAATGAATATGATTCTTGCAATACAGCTTCTGTCTGCCTCCATGCAGTACCAGACTTAGGCGTTGCGCCAAGCATTGCCTCTGATATCCCAGCGGCTTCGCTTCCTGCTTGCTTCCAAGCAATGGCGTAGTTTTGCCAACCCACTATATCTTGCTTAGAGTTATCTAGCTTCGTCAGCGGTTGGTTTAATGGGTGTACAAGTATGTCACCACTCTCAACGTTGGAGAGAACGTTCTGACCTAGTAACTGTGCGTTTGATGTTTGGAATATGAGGCGTGAGGCTATATCTAGCGTATCCTTAATTGACTTCATCGAGTGATTAGTCATCCACTGTGCTTCAAACAAACGTTCAACGGCTCCAATAGCAAGTATGCGTCCATCCTCTTTTGCAATATGAGTTAGCAAATATGGGTCTTCTTTCTCCTCACCCTTTACAAGAGTGAAGTCTTGATACTCCGTTTTTCTGCCATTCTTTTTAGAAACGTAGGAAACTACGTGCATCTGGTAAATCATTTCTTCGTCTTCCTCTTTACCAGTCAAGAGTTCCTTTTCACCACGAAGATGTATTTCGTATAGTTTGTAGTAGTTAGCTTTATTGTCTTTACGCTGTCCATCGCGTGTTTCTCTTGCTTTTTTAGCAGAACAAAGTTCTTCTACCGCGCTCTTATCATATCCATGCGTTTTAACTCTGTCATAAAGCTGTGCTTCTGTCAGCTCTAAAACTTCAATCTTTGGATTATTTTCAAAATCTACTGCATCACAAATCAGTGTATTCCACGGCACCACTCTTATATGTAAACCGCTTGAATTTTCCACAATCTTAACAGCAGCAGAACCGTATTTTGCTTTTGTCCTACCCCATTCATTAAGAAACGCGCCAATATTTTCTTTTCGCATCCAGTCTCGTAGCAATGCCGTAGCGAGGAGAGAGTTAAGCCAATTCTTCGCCTGATTAGCGCGAACACGAACGTCTTTCCTATCCAAGTCTATCGCTCGATACCAGACGTTAATAGCCGCTGTTACTATATTGAAAAAAGGTTTTTTTCTGCCTTGCGAGTCATATTGACCTGAAACGTGTTTCGAGTTCGCATAAGCGTCAATCTTTTCTAGCGTTTCATTGAGAGAGAATGTTACATACTTTGAAATCTGCGTTGTCCCGCTTACAAAGTCATCTTCCATTCTACGAATAATCTCACCGACTGTTTCCATAATTATTCAGCACTATTTATTGATTGATTATTTTTATTGCGCAAGAACCTAACCGTCTGCTCTTGCATACGTACTCCGAGAACCGCATCGTCAACACCAGTCGAATCTTTGACAAGCTCAAAGTACGCTCTCATAAGTATCGTATCACCAACGTCTGGTGATTTTCCTAGTTCTCCACGGATATCCTCTTTCGACCTTAAACGCTTTCTACCCTCACCATCAGGCTCTTTATCTCTTAGCATGGCGGTCAGTTCCTCCATAATGACATCCCGATATTCGGGTACACGCACTCCTACCTTTCTCTCGTTTATAAGTTCTGACATTTTCCACCCACACTGCGCTTTAAGGTTAGAGTAAATAGGTTTTGATACTAAGAAATGTTCTACCTGCGAGTATTTTTCACGTATCTGTCCCGCCGTTGGAATAGGAACAGAATTAGCAGTAAAACCTTTTACACCAACTAAAGCATCAACCACCCCCCCACCTACGCCATCCTCGTCTATAAGTATGTGAGAGAACGGTATTCTTTCAGTAGTAGCAAAGTCTTTAACCTGTTGAATTGTCTTGTCAGTTCCCTGTTTGGAGTATTGCTTGATGTCATATAGCTCTAGTCCGTCCCAAAATGAAAATACTGTTGTATCAGAGCCTAATCGTGCAACATCAACAAGCATATATTTGTTAGCGTCTTTGACTACAGTATTAGTGAACATATCAGAAAGAGCATCGTATGAGACAAGCGCATCTTTATCCTCGTCGTAGTCCCAGTTGCCCTCCCACAATCGTTGTCTGCGTACGGTGTCTCGTTCTGATTCAAGTGTTTTGAGATAGTCTTGTGGTAGGTATGAGTTGTCTGTCGCAAAAGCCTGAATATATTTGCGT